CATCCGGCGAGCCTCCCGGCGGACGTCCTCCAGCTCCCCACACCAGATCGCCTGAGAGAACAGATAACGCTGCCGGTCGAACTTCTCGCGCAGATCTTTCGGGACCAGCAGGCGCAAACGATCGACGCCCCACTTCCGCTCCATCTCCACCGCAACCAGATCGACCTCCGTGACCTCCTCCTGCCCGGCGATAAACAAACCGGGCGAGCGGTGCCACGGGGGCACTGCCGGGTAAGTGATTTCCTTGTGCTCTTTTTTCGATTTCGCTTTTGACATCTCAATCTCCATTTTCTGCCGACTGACAAGAGTACTACGGGTTGGCGGCGGAGGTCCGCCAACCTATACGAAGTATAGGGGTAATAGCTCCGCATACCTCCGCTAATGTTTTCAATGACTTACCCTATAACCTCCGCAAACTTCCGCATATAGTTCCGTCCAATGATTTCAATAACTTAGGAGGTGACCTCCGTAGACCTCCGCAACTTCCAGAAGCCCTTTTCGGTCGGGTGCTCCTCCCAATTGGTGTAGATTTCGCGGCTGTTTTCAAGCCAGATCACGACCAAAAATGGAAGCCATTTTCCGGCCTTGGCGCGGGTCTTCCAACGGCGTTTGGAGGGGTATTTGCGGAGGGTCATTCCTCGTCCCCAGAGCCGCCAAAGAGGCTGGGGGCAGCAACCAGAACGGCCGCAGCCACGATCTCGCCGCTGCCCTCTTCCACCTTACTGGCCTCCACGCGATTGCGCAGGAGGTGGCGTCTCCACGCCTCGAACTCCCGCTCCTGCTCAAGGCGCATGGCAAGCTCCTGCTCGTGTGAGCTGGGCATTTTACCGTTCATGACCACACCCATCCTTCCCCCCTGTCCCGCACCACATGATAAACCCAATGGTCGCGAGGATGACCCACGCGGCCCAGACGTCATAATCGCTCACGCCGGCCTCCCAAGGATATTGCGGGCCTTGGCGATCGCTTCGTCAATGCGGCCCATCTCCTCGACCTGCTGCTTCATGGCCTCGACATAGTCGGAGGCCGAGACGCGCGGGTGGTCCTCCTCAGTGCTCAGGGGCTGGTCGGCCAGCACCTGAAGGCAGAACGCGATGTCCGAAACGCGCATGGGGCCGAGCACCTGCACCTTCTCCTTGATGCACCCGTGCTGATAGCAAACCGTGTTCCCACAGGGGCCGCAGAGCCTGACTGTCTTGATTGTCATGACTTGCCCCTCAGTGCCTTGCGGGCGATGTCCTGCGGGCTGCCGAAGGGCGGCGTTTCAGTGATCTGGAGCATGGCTGCCTCCAGCTCCTCCACCCGCCTGATGAGCCTTGTCATGACCTCGTGGGCCTTGCGCAGCTCTTCTTTGCTGACCGGGTATGTGGGCCACGGGTCGCGATCGAGTTCGTCCATATCAAGCATTGTTCTTCTCCATATCCTGCGCGTCGCGCGCATCTAAGATGTTCATGATTAAGTTTTGGGACGCCGGGTTCTTTATGTACTCAATAAAATCTACGCCCTCCATATCGACGATCGCGTCACACCAGTCGCATATGGCGGTTTCCAACTCCTTAACGCGGGCGATCGCGCTCTCCTCGCCCTTCTTGAACGCCCACATGTAGACGAGGGCGAGGTCGTCCTGCTCCTCAGACATCTTTCTTCTCCCCTGCAAGCGCGGCGATGGCAGCTTTATCAAAAGCAGACTCGGCCTTCTTGCAATCGAGCAAAACGTCTTGAAACCGTCTTTTAAAATAAGCTTTCTGCTTCTCGCGCATATCAATGCCAAGGCGCAGCGCCCGCTCTTGCAAGACCAACGATTGAAATGCCGAACTGATCAGAACTTCCGGGTGCATCAAATCAAACGTGCGGCCATCTTGTGGCGGCTGAGCATCCAGCCAGCTTTGCATTCTTAAGAGAAGATCATTCTGCATCTTTCTTCTCTCCTGCCCAGCCTTCAGGTCCACCCGCAGGAATAGTAATGTGGCCGCGTACGGACCCACCGCCGGTCTTAATACGACCAGAGCCGCCACCGCTGCCAACAGAAACATGCGTATCCTGTGTCGCGGCCTCGCACATATAAATCTTGTTAGTCTTCGCGCATTTTGGACAGATCAATCGCCGCATGATCACGGAGACCTTTTCAATCGTCATAGGCAGATGCACAGCGATCCATCTGTGTTCACAGTCTCCGCAGAGGACCCACATTTCTTTGCTAGTCATTTGCGCGCCTCCATCATGGCGTCTGCATATTTATACGCCGACTCCGCACAGTCTTTAATGTACATATCCTTAGTATGGTCTGCCAGCAGCCCCGCCATTGCGGCCATCGCATATTGGTCGCGCAAACTGGGCTTGCCCTGCATGTCAATTTGGAGACGCAAGACGGTTCCGCACAAGTCGTGCACCGCCTGCTTCATATGTTGGAGTTCTTCTTCAGTCATTCCATTCCCCTCTGTTAAAGTTAATCAAACATCACAAGCTGGCTCACACCCTTGCTTGCCTCACTGATGCGCTGCTGCTGCAACGCCTCATACTCTTGGTTCAGCTCGCACCCAAGATACTGGCGACCGTGCTGAAGCGCGACAGCCGCCGTCGTCCCGCTGCCCATGAACGGGTCGAGGACAATGTCGCCCTTGCGAGAACCTGCAAGAATACACGGCTCAATGAGCGCGGGCGGGAAGGTGGCAAAGTGTGCGCCCTTGTATGGTTTCGTGTTAACCGTCCAAACGCTGCGGCGGTTGCGGCCTTCGGCATTTCCAACAGCCTTCATATTCCCGTTGGTTTTGCCCGGCACACGGGCGCTGCCCGTCTGCTCCTTTAGCTTTGGCTGAGACAGTCGCGCAATAGAGCTGGTCGCGACGGGCTCCTTGACTGCTTCTGCATCGTAAAAATACTTCTGCGACTTAGACAGCAGGAAGATATATTCGTGCGCCTTAGTGCAGCGGTCATTAACGCTCTCAGGCATCGGGTTCGGCTTATGCCAGATGATGTCCTGACGCAGATACCAGCCGTCAGCGCGCAGCGCGAAGGCCAACATCCACGGGATGCCGATCAGGTCTTTTGATTTCACACCGTTTCCACGGTAGGCAACACGACATTGCTGCTCCGTGTTTAACGAAGGGGTGCTTGACCCACGATACGACTCGCCGCCAATTTTTTTACCAGTAGCCGGATTGCTGCTGTAGCTGTCGCCAATGTTCAGCCACAGCGTACCGTCATCAGCCAGCACATCCCACACGCAGCGGAACACATCGACCATCGCCTTGATGTATTCTTCCGGCGTCTGTTCAAGGCCAATCTGGCCCTCGTGGCCGTAGTCGCGCAGGCCAAAGTAGGGCGGGCTTGTCACGCATGTCTGAGCCTTAACGCCGTCAGCAGCCCACTGGCGCATGGTGTTACGGCAGTCACCAAATATAATATAGTTCATCAATCAATCCCCCCGACCACACGCAGTCCCTGCATCTTCGTATTCTTGTCCACCATTTCGTAGGACAGAACCTCGTTGTTGAGCCATGTGTCGATCATGTTCTCGGCAACCTTCTCGACGACGTCGAACTGCTTCGAGATGATCGCCGCCGCATAACGGCCCTGCTTTCGTGTCTGCGGGTAGCTCGACCACGGCTTGCCGTCATGCCACGCCTTGCTGATCGCCTGCAGGATCTTGCGGCAGACGTCCTTCGCAGGCCACGCATTGGCGTCGCGTTTCACCTCGTCGCACGGGCAGGCGTACAGAGAGCCCTCGCCAGTGATGTCGTTGACGACAACGCTCTTCAGCTCGAACGGCTGCGTCCAGCCGTCCTGCGCCGACTTGATCTTCTTCGCATTCAGGTAACCGACAGTCTCGCCCTCCTCGCGCTCGATGCCGAGCAAAAAGTCACCAGCGCCGTCAAACACTGTAGAGCCGCGCAGGTTACCGGCGCGCGACGTGTGGTGGACGCCGACAACTGTCGCATCAAATGTTGTGCGCAGCGCGTCGCACGCCGAGATGAACAGCGTCATGTCCTTCTGAAGATTTTCGTCTGCCCCCGGAAGCACGCGAGAGACGGTGTCTACAAAAATGGCGACAGGCGTCTGGCCTGTGAGCTGCGCGACGTGGGCGACCGTCTTGATCAGGCGATCGACGTCAGTCGGGAGCATGAAGTTAATGGTCTGGCGGATCAGGTAGAAGGGCACGTCGTCCGCGTTGATGCCAGTCTCGCGCTCCCACGCGGCGATGCGATATTTCATGTCGCCGACGCCTTCACTGGAGATGTAGACGACGGGGCCAGTCTTCTTGATGTCACGGCCAAACCACTGCGCCTGCTTTGCAGCGATCGAGAGTGCCATGCCGATCGTGATAAACGACTTGCCGCAGCCGGGAGCGCCGAAGACAAAGCCCAGCGCCGTCTCGATCATGAGCTTGTCGATCAGGTAATTCGGATTGGGCAAAGACTTGATCCCCTTAACGTCCAGAACTTCAAAACTGCCCTCGGGAGCCTCGACGGCCTTGGGCGTGAGTTCACCCGTCTCCGGGTTAAAGTCATAGCCTTGGATTTCTTTCGGGGCTTCGATCTCAAAAGGGCGGGAGGGCTTCTCGACCTTCGCGGCGACGGCAACCTTGCCATCCCACTGGGCCATGGCATTGGCCCATTTGTGCTGGAACATCGAGAGGCCACGGCCCTCACGCTCAAGCAGAACAGCATTTGGCGTGCCCGGCTCAAGGATCCGGCTTTTGACGTGGCGCTCGTAATTGGCAAAGGCCGCCATCATGGTCTCGGCATTCTCGGCCGACGTCATGGGGATCGGGGCATCCCTGCGGGCGTTCACGACCGCCGCCCAGACGAGGCGGGTCATGTAGTCCTCGCGGCCGTCCACGATATTGCCGAAGCTGTCGATCGCGTGCGCCGGGGTCGAAGTAAGTTCGCGCTCCCCTGTCACCGGGTTTACGCCAGACGCGCCGCCATGCTCCATGGCAAGCTGGACGACTGCGTCGCACAGCCACTGCGGAGCGTCCGCAATTTCCACGTCCCACGGCTCGCAGCCGGGCTTCCAGCGGTAGGGCGTGCCGCTCTCGTGCATAGACGGGGGGAGCATGGCGAAGCCGCCCTGCCCGCGAATATCGACGCCGATCGAGGTCTTGCAGGTGGGAGGCGTAAAGCCAGCAGACACGCGGAAAAATAGCTGCGCACCGCCACCGCCTGTCACCTGCTCAATGGTCTCCAGCTCGCCTGCGCGCTGCTGGCGGTCGAGCATATCCATCCACCACGCCTGTGCGCGCGGATCTTTCTGGAAGTCGAGGTCGATGACCATGAGGCCGTCGGAGCATGCGCCAGCAATGACGCCCATGTTGTTGCGGCGTGCATGTTCACCATTCTCGCCATACCACCGCTCAAACGTGAAGTCCGGCACGCGCTCGTGTTCAAGCTCGCGCCACTTCGGCAGAGCAGGGCGCTTCCACTGCTGGCGGTTTTCACGAGGTGTCATTGCAGGAACAACCTGAAAGCCAATCGCGCGATACATGCGCGCCCATTCATTTGGGTCGGCAAAATCAGGGTCAAACGCGGCATTCATCATGTTAATTCCACCACTTCCATCTGTCGGCAGCGACATTGTTATTTTCCTTAAGAAACTACTCGGTATGTTTTCTTGGCGTCGATCCAGCCGTCATCTGCGTTTACAAAAATGGGATGAATAAAAATCTTCTTCACTTCAGAATTATTCACGCCGTAGTGCTGGCTGCGAATGTGTCCGCGACGAAGATGTGGACGAACGCTTGAGCCTGATCCGCCCGCAGATCGGACTGTTTCTGTAATTTTGCCAATTTTGATTGTAGTAACAGAAGAGTATTGCGACAGGCGCTTTTCACGAGTTTTGCGTGAATGCGGCTTATTGCAAACTTCAACGTCTTTCTCGACGTTTTTTGTTGCGAGCAAAACAATCAACATTGCCAAAGAGAAATTGCACATCCACTCAAAAAAACTGTTCGAGCTATATTGCTTCACTTTTCTGGTGCTAAACTCGACGAACTCCCGACCGTCCATTGATAGATACGGATGGACGATACATTCATTACCGTTGCCAGTGAAAGTATAAAAAAAACGAAGTTCGCTTTTTGGTGGCACGTCACTCTCAACGCCAGCCCAAAAACTAAAGTCTTTAGAAATGTCAGAGCGTGCCACTTTTTCCATGAGGTGCGTTTTCAATTGCAAATGGAGTTTAGCGTATGGCGGCTTGTAAATGCCAAGCTCCTCCATATCTTTCGCAGTTTTTGTAATATCTTCGACTGAAAAAGCGTCGAAAACATTCGCCGCAATTTTGAACATCGGCACACGTTCATTAAACATATCGATCTCCATAAGGTCAGTTATTTAGTTGCCGCAAACCACGCCATGCAGGCCGCATCGGCGCGGCCGTCGTCCTTTTTGCGGGCGAAGAGGCCCGCGAAATTCGGGAATATCTCGGCGGCGCGCAGGCGCGAGCCGTCCTTGCCGCCGCGCACCGAGCAGGCCTTCTGCCACTGCTGGGGCGGGACAAGGATTGTGGGGATCTGCAGGGCGGCCAAAGCCCCCTCGACACAGCCGAGGCTGCGCCCAAAGGAAAAGACGCTCGACACCCCTTGGCCCGGCATTGAGCCGACCCGTTCGACCACGGCCGTCGAGGGCTTCTCGATCAGGCTCAGGACATTGGCGAGCATGGCCGGGGACAGTTCGCGCTTCTTTTTGCCGTTGCGGACGATCTCGACGACCGGCATGTCAATAATTGACAGGTGGCCCTTCTCAAGGTCGAAGACCGCAATAGCTCCAGACAGGCCGGGGTCAATTCCAATGTAAATCACGCGACTTTCCTTGCCTGTTTGTCGAGCAGCTCGAACTGTTTCCACGAGATGACGCCGCCCGTGTGGATCACGAGCTGCGGCCGCCACTTGTGCGGGATCGACTGGCGCTGACGCCACTTGTCGATCGCGAACTGGGAGACGCCGAGTTGCAGTGCAGCACGCTCCACCAGCTCCCAATCGATCGCCTTTTTAGTCATCACAGTCATTCCTTGACGGCCCCTCATGCAAATCAGGACGACGACGTTGAGACATTTTGTCTAAAGCGTCAAGCCTGTGGATGGACAAAATGTCTGTTGACTGGTTTCCGCAAATCAGCCTATCGTCGCAACCCTATTCAGATTGAGACCGTCATGAACCCTTTTGAAGCTTACGAAATCGAACATCTTTCCCCGTCGAGTTGCAACTTGTTTGTCTCGTCCCCCGCCATGTTCGTCCTGCAGAAATGCATGAAGGTCCGCACACAGGTGGGCGCTGCGGCACATCGGGGGACGGCTGTGGAGAGCGGAGTTGTTGCTGGCATTCTCGACGGTTTGTCTGATGACGAATGCGTGAGGCTTGCGCAGGAAGAGTTCAAGACGCTGACTGCACTGTCGGGCGACTCGCGCCGCGAAAAGGAAGAGGGCGCGATCAAGGACATGGTCTTGACCGGCCTGAAAGAGCTGCGCCCCTACGGGAAACCTACATCAACGCAGGGTAAAATTGAGTATCGTTTCGACGACCTTCTCGTGCCTATGATTGGATTTTATGACGTGGAGTGGGCCGACCATGGCATTCTCACTGACATCAAAACTACGCATGCGCTGCCGTCGAAAATCTCAACCAATCACGCTCGGCAAGTTGCACTGTATCGCGCTGCGCGGGGCGACAATCTCGATGCTCGTATTTCCTACATCACCCCGAAAAAGTCTGCGACATACAATCTCGAAAACGCTCGCGAGCACCTTCTCGCGTTGGAAAAGATTGCGCTGACTATCCAGAGGTTCCTGTCCCTCAGTGACGACGCAAAGGTACTGGCGTCCTACGTCGTGCCCGAGGTGGACAGTTTCTATTTTGCAGACCCAATGGCCCGCAAGGCCGCGTTTGAAGTGTGGGGCCTGTGACGAGTTCGACGGCGGTGTTGAAAGCAGAAACACAAATAATTCATGGGTAAAGAAGGAACCTGAAGGCGAGCCCCCATGCACACGACTATCCGGTGGCACAGCAGGGATAGAGACGGTGACACTGTGAAGATCGCTGAGGTTACCAGTCGGAGTTGCGCCCGACCCGTCGAAGCAGTTCTGCCCATGTGGGCGAAGGCAAGAGGCCAGCCAAATGGCCTCATATGGAGTAAAGCAAATGGCACTCGGTTTTGAATATGGTGGCACAGGTGGGGCCAACTTCCTTCCGATCGTGAAGTACGACGCCCGTGCGGGTCGTTTCTTTCGCGTTGACCGCGAAGATGGTGTATCAACACCCACTGACATCACCCGCAGCTTTAAGGCTGTCTTTGACTTTGAGAACCTCGAAGTTGGTTGGATTTCTTTTAACGCGGGGTCTGCCCCCGACTTCCAAATGGTCTCACACGGCTCCGGCTTCCCGGAGAGGCCGTCGGAGAACCACAAGCGCGGCATCCGCATGGTGGTCAAGCTTTCGCAGGAATGCGGCGGCGACTGCCGCGAATTGGCGGGCACGGCTGCTGCTATGATGAAGGGGATTGACCTCCTTCACAATGACTACATTGCCGGCCTGAAGGCCAATCCGGGCAAGCTGCCCGTCGTCGTCCTCGAAGACAGTGTCGCGATCGAAAGCGGCGCTGGCGCAAAGAAATCAACGAACTACCAGCCGGTCTTCAAGATCTCTAGCTGGGTCAAGCGCCCCAACGACCTTGCCGACGCGCCTTCGCGCGGTGGTGCGGCCGAAGAGGCACCCGCCCGCTCTGCACCGCCCTCGACTGGCTCGACGCGCGCCGCACCTCCCAAGGCTGCAGCGCCCGCCGACGACGAGGATTTCGGCTAATAAACCGGGGCGGGCTTCGGCTCGCCCCTACCCACAACGGAGAATGATGTGAAATTCCTTATCACAATGAACATGCCTGCCCGCTCCGGTCAGCAAATCCATCAAATTATTTGCGAGAACGAAGCAAAAAGCCTGAAGGAATTTGTCGATGTTCTCCAGAGCAACGATTTCTTAATCGTTGACGAGTTTTATCGTGACACCGAAGCGCCGCGCGGCGCGGAGTCCTACTACCCGGTCGGTCAGATCGCGATCAATTACCGCTACGTTGGCAAGGTGAAAGTAATGGGAAACGTCACGCGCTCGATGGAGTAGATCGAGAAAATTATATGGAGATCGATATGTCAGTGCCGCATGGGAGAACATTTATTAGGTCGCCGCATATTGTAGATGGGAAAGCGAAGTCTGGTTATCTCATCAAGTGTCGCGCCTGTTCCAATTCAGAAGTGATCGCAAATGCCACGCATTCTGGCTCTCTTCCGCCGGAGGTGACAGCGAAGAAGTTCACTCAGAAGGGCTGGCGTGTCGGCCACCGGGTCAGAGATGACTTGTGCCCGGCATGCATAGCCAAAGAATTGGAATTGAAGAAAAAGAAAACAGAACCAAAGACAAGTGAAGGGCCAGCGCCCGCAATTAAAATGGAGATCGATACTGTGAGAGCAGACCCGCCGCCGGAAATTACGAGAGAAGACCGCCGCATCATTTTCTCTGAGATTGATAGTCATTACATCGACGAGATGCGCGGCTATGACACCGGGTGGAATGACACCCGCGTCGCCGAGGGCCTGAAAGTTCCACTTGCGTGGGTGAAGGGCATCCGGGAAGACAATTTCGGGCCAGAGTTCGGCTCGGGAGCACGGCAGGAAGTCCTGCAAATGAATGGCGTAATTGAGAAAGGACAGGCACTTCAAAAGAAGATTGAAGTGTCTATCAGGGATTTTACGGGCCTTCTGACCAGTCAGGAACGCGTCCTGACTGAGCTGAAGAAGGAAAAGATTACCACTGATCAGGCGATCAGTGACTTGTCGAAGCGCATCAATGATCTGATGAAGCGCATTAATTAAGGAGAGTGAAAATGAAATATGCAGACATCATCACCAAATCCGCATCCATCTTTACTGATCGCACTTTGGAATATGGCGACGTGAACGACACGGCTGAACGTGTTTGCGTCATCTACAACACGATCACGGGCGAGGACATCACGCCCTATCAGGTAAACATGATGCTCCACTGCCTGAAGCTGGCCCGCATCCGCTCCGATCGCAAGAAGGCCGACAACTACTTCGATGGCATCAACTACCTCGCCTTTGCGGCAGAGGCGGCGCAGGTCCGTGACGACGTCCCCGTGCCGGTGCAGATGCCCCAGCCAAAGCAGCCGACGGTCAAGATTTTTGACGTTGAGATGGAGCAGGAGATCAAGGATCTGGCCGCCAAGTTCGCGCCTGTCCAGAACGACGGAGAGAACAAGTGAACGACGAAGACACAAAGGGCAACGAAATAGAACTTACCGACGAGGGCCTGCGCCATCTGGCCGTCGCGCTGCTCGACGCCATCCCGAATGGCGACCCCTACGAGAACATCAGCACGCTCGCCACGTTCAACACGAACCTGCTTGCTGGCCTCTTGTTCGGAGGGGCTCGCACTAAGGAGGCGGCACTCGACGGCCTCGACGCCTATGTGAGCGACGTCCGCAAGTTGATTGAGAACAATTTCGACGCGGCCAAAGAGGCCATGGAACAAATGGACAAGAAGAACTGACGGTGGGCGCGAAAGCGCCCACTTTTTCTTTAGGGAGCCAATCAATGCAAACGCTGGAAGAATTGCATGCCCACTACCGCGCAGTTCGTGCGCGCATCAGCGACACATCAAAATTTAAACAAGAGAAGAGCTTTGAGCCGCCGCCTAAGCCCGTAGTGATCGAATTTAAAGAGCCCACCTTTATCAATCCGCCCGACCAGATCATCTACCGCGTCGCCAAAAGCCACGGCGTGAGCTTTGCGGACATCAAGGGGACGTCACGCAAGCAGATGTATGTTCTGGCACGTCAGGAGGCGGCATACCGCCTGCGCATGGAGCGCGGCCTGACATTGCAGCAGATCGGAAAGCTTCTTGGCCACAAGGACCACACGACGATACTGCACGCGATTAAGACGCATGAAAAAAGGCTCACCGAGCGTACCGCT